AAATCGATGATGCGGTCAGCATCTCCATCCTCGTAGGCAGACTTATAATCTGCCTTTGCCTTTTCGATGTCGGCTTCTATACGAGCTTCCATCTCCGTGACCGAGGTGGCTGAGAACTCTTGCGCCTCTGTGCGCAACTTGTTGTTCTCGTCCATAACTTTTTGCGCAACCTTGTAATATTCATCGCGCTGGCGCTCGGCTTCGCGCTGCTTATGAACAAGGTCATCTATTCGCTTTTGGAACTTTGACGGCTTCTTTCCGTCCGATTCCTCGCCAGCCTCTGCTGACGAAGTCTCTTCAATGTAGCTCCCTCCGACTCCGGCGTTGGAGTCTGCTTTGACTTCGGTCTCCTCTTCGGAGACCTCGACTTCAAGCTCGTCATCTTTAATATCTTCTACACTCATGCTGTTGCCCTCGAAACTTTTGTTGGGTCATCAACGACGGCCAAGATTGCGTCATCATTTAGAATGCGCATCTCCACACCATCGTACTCGAAACGGTGACCGGCATACTTGGATACCATCACCCAGTCGCCTTCGTGGCACCACGGGCCAGAGGCGAACCTAGCGTCAGTTTCGGGATACGCAGTGTCCCCAATCTGAACAACCTGTCCAACAATCGAAGCAACATCTTCCCGGCTTTTTACATCTCCGGGTAAGAGAATGCCGCCCTTGGTCTTTTCATCGACCTTAGGCATAACAATAAGAAGGTGGTAACCCTTCGGTGCAGGTGGATTGTCAGGCACGACAACCTCACCCGTTGAATAAACGGATGACATCTCATCTCCTAATTAGCTTTTGGTTTGCGGTCAGCTAATGGCCGTCAGTCGTCTTCGTCCGAGACTGTGAGTAGATTAAGGAGTTCACGCTCCGCGATGGCCAGACCTTCAATCTGACCAACAGTCCTTTGATATTCCTCAAAGGATTTTGCAGAACCTAATGCAACATTGTCTGTTAACTCGTGCATATAAGTTCTGATGGCTTTGCGGACTTCATCCACAAATGCATGAACGCTTGGGTCGCTCATGGAATACTCCTAAGGCTATATATAACATGCGTTTAGTGGTCAGTGCCTAGATTTCTACCGCCGCCTGTTCTTCATCAGGTCGGTTTCCATCTTCATCACCGCAATTTCACGCTGCTGTTCGAGCCTTTCCCTCTCAAGGGTGTCGCGCATACGGGCCTTCTCCATCTCCACCTGCGCTTCCATCTGGGCCTCATTGGCCTCTTGCTGGACCTTGGCTTGTTTAATCTGCAACTCAGCTTGCTGTTGCTGCATGATTGGGTCTTGTGCCGCTGCCATTTGCTGCTCCAACAATGCCTGTTGCTGGGCCTTACCCGTAATTTCAGCAGCAGCTTGAGCAGCCTGCGCGGCCACCTGCATCTCCTGCTCTTCTGTCAGGCCCTGTTCATTTTGGCCAAGAGCGGGTAGCTCCATGCCAACAAGTTGCTGCGCTTCGTTGCGATACTTATGCGCCATGTGTTCGGACACATGTGCCGATACCGCCGCAGCTATCTGCTTGCCCATTGGGTTCTGCTGAAGACTTGGGTCTTGCATCAAGGACATATGGGCAGCGATATGACTGTCATGGTCTTGATAAGCAAAGACCTTAACAGGTGCGCCAGACATCATACGAGCGTTCTCAGATACGGGGTCGAACGCCGGAATATCTGATGGGTCTGGCACGATTTCGTCTACTCCATCCACGCCTACGGTCTGAAGGAATGAGCGATGTAGCTTCCTCAGGTCATAGAGTTGCGGTGCTTGCGCTGACGTTTGCAGCGCAGCCTGTTGCTGCATAATCCGTTGCGCGAATGAAGTAGCGTTGGGGTCGGAAACCGGTATGATATCAACTCGGTCGTCAAAGTCGGACCTCGCAATTAAAGAATCCTCCCCAACCTCATACGGGTACTCTGGCAGAGTGTCCCGAATAATTGCCGAAAGCAACTTGAACTCACGGCGTAAACTGTTGTGGAGCCGGGCGTGTACAGCAGACATGACCTTCATGGAACGCTCAATAAGAGCAATGGTGGTGCCTACCGGAGCTTCCTGATTTCCTTCGCCGATGTTCATGTCGGCGATGGAAGCAATCCTACGTCCCTCATCAACAAGCACGCCCATCAGTTGTGCAAGCGTGCCAGATGGCTCTTTGAAGGGGAGAGGAAGGATGTTGTCGCGTATTGCACCACCGGGCAGGTCGATGTCCCTGAACTCACCCGGCTCGATTGGGCGGTCATCGCCCTTGATACGAAGCCCCCGTGCCTTGAAACCGGCAGGAAGGTTCGCCAAAGTACCCGCGTCAATTAGCTGCCGCAGGATAGAAGTCGAACTTTTTGCAATAGAACCAATAAGATGGATGAGGCCGAAGCCATAGAAGCCTAAACCCGGCTGGAACTTATAGTGAACAAAGTGCTGATGAGCGCGGGTTAGTGGGTCATCCTCTTTGTAATTACGGCGAATTGATAGCACTTTAGTCGAAGACTGGTCGATGGTGACGACGTAGGGGAGGCTGAGTCCTGTTTCTTCTCCGTCTTGCCCCTTGTGTTCAAAGCCTTCAAGGTCGAGTTCGACGAACATTTCGAGGAGGGTTCGGACATCTGTTTCCGAGACTTCCGTGACTCCTGTGAGTTCGTTGTATTTTGTTTGAATATCGCTACCTTCATCAGAAGCGTCTCCCAAATCCACATCACGGTAAAATCCGTTTAACTGCATCCGTCGAACAAAGTTGTCACTCTTCCGCATGACGTGGGTGTAGCGCGGGGAGGACTTTAAGTCCGTGGTGTCGTAACTGATTACAAAATCTTCGGCGGGGACAAACAGGCTGTCCGGTCTGTCATAGTTCGGGTCATAGTAAACTTTTCTAAAACCGGACCCGGCCAGTGCTGTTTTGAAAAGAAGTTGCTCAGTTGACGGTCTGTATTCCTCTATCTCCTCTGTGAGAAGATAGTTCATGTAGTCTTGCACACGCCGTGCCTGTGCGTCCTTTTCCTCAGATTTTTTCCCAATCACCGTGGTGCGCACTGGACCGTTCGGCGGGAATATCTCCATCATCGCCTGAGAAACAAATCGTATTACAGCTTCGCTGAGTATTGGATGGGATACACCGGTTGCTCCATCAAACGGAGTGGTGCGGTCCTCAATCTTTACGCCGAGCAGGTCGAGGCCATCTATGTAAGCCTCTTCCCAATCTGAACGCGAGGCACGGTCCTCATCGTATGAGGCCATGAGGTCGGAGGCGAGAGACGACAGGTCGCCATCCTCCATGTGTTCCGCGAGGTTTGCATCGAACTCAATCTGCTGCTCGTCGCCGCCGGGATTGAAGTCAATGACAACTCCACCGTCGTCCTCATCAGCGATGACAACCGCCTCTGGATTGACCACGCCGATAGTCAGGCCACCCTCTGTCATTTCATCTTCATCCATAGCTCACCTAGTAAAACTTGTTTTTTGGACGGGGCAACCACTCCCCCGGCTCTTCTTCAAAATCAGAATGCAGACTTAGAAACCCACCCTGCCTAAATCTCATCAGCGCCAAGGTCGTGCAGTCCACAAGGTCGTCATGCGCTCCATTAGGGAACGCCGCGCATTGCTCAACCACTTCTTCAGCCCAGCGAGTAGCTGGATGCCAGACAATACCATTCGCGAAGATGTCAGTGATTGAATTAACCCGTGACAGCTTGTCTTGACCGCGACTCGGAGTGTAATCACTGACAGGAATACCTGAAGCGCGCAGTTCCTGTATAAGCGGGAGACCCGCTGCTTTAGCTTCGATAAGATATCCATCGGGTTCATAAGCATAATATAACTCCAGCGCACGTTTCTTTAGCTCCGGGAACTCCAGTTTTTCGTTCACTGAGTCCAAGAGAATGATGTTCGGTACGTTCTTTCCATCCTCATTTGGATGCTGGAACACACCCCAAGTGGTGATAGCAGAATAGTCCGACCTCGCGTTCTTTGTGTGCGCTGTGTCAATCGACTGGATAATGTATTCGCACGGCGGTGGTCCGCCCTTTCGCCATTCCCTCCAGTACTCCCGCTTGATTAGCGCGCCCTCTTCAGACGTGGGCTTCTGCTGATACTGAGCAGACCATTTTGAAATCGGCAGTTCAGCCTTCAGGGCCGTCAGTTCTTCCTTGGACCAGAAGTCCGGCCAAAGCGGCTCGCCATCGTCGTACAGCGCAGGAAGTTCAATCACTTCCCATTTGTCTGACCCCTTACGCTCTTCGGAAGATTGCAGTATCTGTCCGGTAAGGTCTAGCTCATGCCAACGTGTCATCACTATTATGATGGCACCTCCCGGCTGAAGACGCTGCCGAGGGCCGGATGCATACCATTCGTATACGCTATCGAAGTAGTCCAGTGACGGACTTATACCGGCTGTTTCTGAGTGGGGGTCGTCAATAATCAAAAGGTCTGCGCCGCGACCAGTCATCGCGCCGCCGACACCGACAGCAAAATATTCACCGCCGCCGGATACATCCCATCGTCCTGCTGCCTTGGAGTCCGCTCTCAAGGAGACGCTGGGGAAAACGGTCTTGAATGCTTCGGTGTCGATAAGGTTACGAACCTTTCGACCGAACCTCACCGAAAAGTCTGCGGTGTGCGTGGCCGCAATAATTTTCTTGGTGGGGTCTCGCCCAAGCATCCAAGCCGGAAGGAGCCATGAGGTAAGCTCTGACTTACCGTGGCGAGGAGCGATGTTGATGATGATACGCTTCAACTCACCATCGGCTACCTTCTGGAACTTCTCAGCCATGATGCGGTGGTGTGGCCCTTCGATGAAGGCTGGCCATACCAGTTTCACAAAGTCCAAAAAGCTACCGCGCGAGTCCTCGACACGCTTCGCCTCATGCCACTGACCAAGGGCTTTCGTGATTGCCTCGTAGTGTTCGGCGGGTAGCTTATCTAAATTTTTGAGTAGTTCTTGTGCGGATGCGTCCATTGTCACCGATGTGGCCTAATAATCCACACCTACAAAATAACACGCATAGTCGGTTAAGCGCCTATATTTATGACTTATGTCCACCGGGCAATGACGCCAATCACGGAATGATATATCATCCATGCGAGGCAGACCATGCAGGCAAGGCGTATCACGTTGTCCATGAATGGGTCTTTTGCCGGGTCTTTCTCCATCCAGCACGTCAGGATGGACTTAATCATGCTCACCGCCGCTACCCCTTCCCAAGCCGCCAAAGTATTGTGGCCTGCGCTTGGCAGTTTCAAATGTAGCCAGCGTGATGAAAATCCCAGCCAGCAGAAGCGCGTGAACAAGCGCGCTGATGCCAAACACCACCACCGAACCAACCGACATTGAGAATATTATGCACCACATCCACGCAAGGATTTGCATGACAAGGTGGCGGGTGTTCGTGTCAGGGATGTGCCTCAACGGATTGAGGTTGCTATCCATGATGCCATGCCAAGTTCTAGATATAAAGCCCGTCACCTGTCGTCACCCGAACCGGACAGAGTACCGTTCTGCTTGCGAAGCCGCAGCTTCTCCACGTTGGCTATGGCAACGGACTCAAGGCGCAGGTCAAGGTCGGACGCAATCTGAGCGATATACCAAAGGACATCGCCCAGTTCTTTGCGGATGTTCATCCGGTCAAACTCGTCGAACTCCCCGCCCTTGTCGCGGATGACCTTCTTGACCTTCTCTGCAACCTCTCCGCACTCACCGCACAGGCCAAGGGCCGGGTACAGGATGGATTGCTCACGCGGGTAGATAGCTGTCTCGCGAGCCTTCTGCTGATATTCCTGAAAGTCCATGACTAGCCCTCCGTTGACCAGTGGTCATGGAGGCGGTCAGTCAAGTCTTTCAAGGACTCCAACTTCTCCAGCTTCTCCAACTCGCCGATGACAGTCTCGACAATATCCCCATGCTCGCCAATGCCCACGGGGTTGTCGCAAATCATCATAATGTTTTTGATGTGGACACGGGCGTCAGCTTCCATCTTCGCACCGATGACCTCCATCATCTCGGTCTTGTTACTCATGCGGTCCTCCTACACCAAAAGCTCTGGCAATGCTATTAGCACAGCCTTGGAAAGATTGCTATCACCTCCAAGTGTGATGCGCCCTTCTTTGATTTTCTCTCTCGCCTTCTCCTTCAAGACCGCAAGCGGTAGAAGGACACATCTCAGGTCAAGCTCATTCGGCCCGTATATGAAGACCCAGTAGATGGCTTCAGATGTCGAGATGCCGGAAGGCTTTCCCCTACACTCGAACTCGACAAACACATTGCCGGTAGTGTGTGCCTTGAAGTCTCGTTTGACCTCAATGCAATCCCCCGTCAACAAACCGCCGAACCATTTCTCCGCGTCTTGTCCACGCTTCAAGTCCCATCGGAAGTCGGAATTGTACTCCATTACTCGTCATACGCCTCTTGTAGCCATTGCAAGTAAACGATTGCTTTCTCAACATCCTGCTTCCCATTCTTGTATGGATGACGCCAGACGTACTTCAACGCGTTGCCGGTGCAGTAATTGCGAAAACCCTCCGGGCCAAGGGCGGCTCGGATAGCGTCGATGCACTCTATGCCTGACTGATTATAATGTGATGGGTGGTTGACCAAATCATCCGAAGAAGTTTCGGGCTGCGACCTCGTCAACTTGCTCTTGGCTTCTTCTTCTTCGAGCTTCATCCGGGTCTTCATGTACTCTTCGTGACGCATACTGTTCCCGGTATTTGACATGACAATCTTCCCCCCATCTACCACCGTGGTGGACGAAGTCTCCCGTCGCGAGCGCGACCCAGTCGTTATCACGGGCTTGGAACCGTCCTCCGCAACCCGCGCATGTAAGCCACTGGGTGGCTGTGCTAACCGTCGGGTCATTCTTACGAGTCCTGCGCCTGTTCCGTGATGGAGTCACCTCTATTTCCCCTTACAGCCGTCTCTGCCCCCATCAAGAACAGGAACCAAGCCACTTCATCCTCTGGAATGTCAAAGGCCGCTAGGTTTGCCACCGCAGCCTTGAACCATTCCACCATCTTTTCCTCATGGAAGTCGATTTCGCCTTGTTCGTCTTCCCATATAAGCCGCTGAATAGGACCGCCCTCCGAGTTGGGTGGAAGGAAACTCGGAAAGCGGCCCCTTCTCACAGCGCGAATGGTGACCGACATCGCCAATCGACGATTGTACTGTAACCAGCAATAGTTTATTCGTCAATCGGCAAAAATGTATGACATTCAGGCTTGCTTATATTGTCTCATGCGGTACCATAATGTTCGTTTGCAGGTTTTCCTTGCGCACCTGCAAGCGTTTCCTCCCCAACTTGAGGTCGCTCATTGCCGAGCGGCCTCATTTTTTTTGAAATATAGGGTGGGGGTAGGGACTCCTACGGCCTTTTGGGAAAATAAGTGGGGTTACCTATGAGCAAAAGGGCGGCTTTTGTCAGTTTTTGGGGATTATTGGCGTGTAATAGTATGTATACGCGTGTGCGTGCGTGCGTGCGTGCGGGGGGGTGCGGGGGTGCGCGTGTGTGCGTGCGTGCGCCAGCGGGTCCACGCCCACGCGTGTGTGCGCGCGCCCACGATGCGAAGGTGTCCCGTCCGCCACGGGACCAGAATCCAATGTTTTCAACTATTTACCAAACAAATCCACGACGCGCTGGTCGCCCAATGCTGCGGTAAGTGCTTGTTTCAATTCAGTTTCTGCCTGTTTTTGGGTCACGGTCGCGCTTGTCTCCACCCGTTCGGCCCCAAATGCGTCCACGCCGTCGAGCTTGCCCACAAGCTCCCACGCCCGGACCCGTGCCGCCGGGCTTTCGGCCATCGTTGCTTCGCGCAGCAGCCCTTCCTGCACACGCTGGCGCAGCGAGACCCCCTGCGTGCGGTGCTGGGCCTGCTTGGCCTCGTTCAGGTCCTGCACCCTTTGGGCGACCTTCGGGTTGTCCAGCAGCTTGCACGCCTCGACGTGGACGGTGCTGGGCTTGGTCCCTTCGCTGACGTTGTAGGCTGACCGATACGCCGCGCTGGCGTTCCCTGCTTCGTCACCACCCGTGTATGCACGGGCGAACGCTTCCTGCTTGGCGGTGAGGCCGGTTTGTTTTTTCAGGCTCATGGTGTCAATTCCTTTCTGGTCCCAGTGTACACTCCCCCCTGTGTGAAGCG